GTAAATGTTGATGCCATAAATTATCTCCTATGCAGCGTCACTATAACTTGTATTTGATCCAGTTGCAACATCCGAAAATGATCCATTCGAACCTGTTGAAACATTAGTATAGGATGTATTTGAGCCAGTGTCAACATCTCCATACGCGAAGATATTAACCGTTCCAATGTTAAATGTAGCTGATTGACCAGTTAATCCAACCTGCATATCCACTGGAGATATTGATCCTACACTAGCAGTAAACGATTGACCCGTTAATCCTAGACCCTCTTCAACTGTTAAAGATCCAACGCTTGCCGTAGCTGATTGGCCAGTTGGTTGAGCAATAGCTCCCCCTAGTCCAACAATAGATCCTAGTGTAAACTCAGCTGATACACCAGATAATATAGCCGTAGCATTTGGTAATGTTACGTTTCCTAAACTTGACGTAAATGATTGACCAGAAGGTGATACTGTTACATCAACAGTTGCTTGAGCAGTTCCTTGAGCAGAAGTAATCGACTGTCCAGATACTATCGCAGTATTATTAGGGGCTACAGCAGATCCTAAACTTGATGTAAATGATTGACCTGTTACTCCTATGGTCATATCATTTGGTGTTATTGCACCAACAGAGGCTGTTATAGATTGACCTGACAAACCTATTGTCATGTCATTTACAGTTAGAGATCCAACTGAAGAAGTTATTGATTGACCAGATAGACCAACCTGCATCTGAACTGGTGTTATAGAACCAAGAGATGATGTTATAGATTGACTTGTTAATCCTTGAGTTTGATCAGCAGGAGTTATAGACCCTACACTAGATGTTATGGAAAGACCAGATGGTTGAGC